TCTTTTTACTATCTTCAAATCAGGTCGTGATGCGATCAGCATGTCCCGCCAGCGTTCTTGTTCTTCCCTGTCGATCTTGGCCTGAAGCGCAGGGACCCCTGAGAGTCGTAATGGTTCGTTCATGGCTTGCCCTCCAACGTCTCGGAAAATGACGGTCGAGCATCGCGTCCATACCATGTTTCGCGCTGCTGGACTGCGGTATCAAATGCCGCCAGACATCCGAGAAGGTATTGAGCTAGAATGAAGTCCGGCGTGTTCGATGTGTTCTCGGCGCAATGCCGGTTTAATGTCGCTGCGATTTCTTGTTCAAGCGTCATGATTTTCCCTCCAACGCCTCGGCGATGTCGCGCAAGCACCGTCTGGGCCATTGAAGCCTGCCATTGTTTGCTCTTATTAGCTCTATCTGTTCCACCGCAATCCTCAGCGCGGCGAAGGTAGCATCCAAAGTTTCATGTCTGACCTGATCGCTAGCGACGGAATTGTTTCTCTGCGTTTCGTCAATCCAGCGCGTGATTTTCCCAGTGTCGTTCATGGCTTGCCCTCCAACGTCTCGGCACGTTCAATCGCCTTCACAGCCCAAAACCTTTCTAACTTCGGCAAGTGTAGCTTCTGATAACGGCTCCTGTAAAACAATCCTCAGCGCGGCGATAAGCATTACTCGTTCTCTGTCACATGCATTTTCACCGCTCAAGGTTGCGCGTTGATGTATTTTCTCCAGCTTGGCGTTTATCTTGATCTCAAACTGGGCACGGTCGAAACAGTGAATTATCGGCGGTCTCTTGTCAGTGTCAGTCATGGCTTTACTCCATCTATGCATGGCGTGGGGCTCGCGTGCAGGCAATCCCAGTAACCCGGAGCATTCACCTTCCAATACGCATCCATATCTGTAATATCGTTAATATGAGGAGTGTAGCAACTCTGTAAGTTTAGCACCACTATAATCCCCACCGTAACGACGAATAGCAACCATATAATGATTAAAGTTTTCATATGTGACTGAGGACGTTTCCGGTGCATTGAGCTACGAGCCCACCCACTACCAGCGCCAGGCCCCCTAGAATTATCAAGACTATCACTTCTTTAGTATGTTCGCTCATAATTAGTTCGGTTTCAATTCAAAGGTTCGACCACATTCCCGGCATTTCACTACCGGAGGTAACGGCGACCCCTCTTCAGTATTGATGGTGCTGTCTATTGGACAGATCCATTCTGTGAATTCCTACGTATAATTTATCCATATTTCCTTTCGTTGACAAATTTGTCATCCGGCGTATGCCAGACAGCCTTTCTGAATTCAAATTCCATGAGGCCGGGATCTTCGCCGGCCAAACGGGCGTTATCGACCCCGGGAATCATGTGATCCGCGGAGTCAGTGTTATTACAGGAGGGATCGAAGCCGAAGGCCACGATCTGCTCGTCGATGATACGACTATTAAGCAACTCCAGTCCTGCGCCAAGGCTAAGGGGAAGATCCCTGTTTGCCTGGATCATGGCAGCGGAGTAAAAGATATAAACGGATACCTTACGGGTTTCCGTATGGACGGGAACAAACTCAGGGCAGACTGGCATCTCCTGGCCTCCCACGACGAAACCGACAAAATGCTCGAGCGTGCCGAGAAGATGCCAGAATGCTTCGGTCTGTCCGTGGCCTTCAAGGGGCCGCCTAAAGGGGTTCCGGTCGGAGGGGGCAAGATGGCGGCCAGGTGCGAACGCCTGCTATCCGTAGACTGTGTAACCCGCCCGGCCGCAAATACAGGCCTATTTAGTATACCAGAAGTTGACAGTATTGAAAATGACATGGCAAAAGCAACTCAAGCGGACCCGAATGTAGCGGCAACTGTCGCTAGCGGCGAGCCGACACTTGCTCAGGTTCTTGAGCAATTACAGTCGATCAATTCTCGCCTCGATCAACACGAACAATTTTTAGCACAAAACGCCCCCGAGCCCACCCTCGAAGACCTTTATAATATGAAGGACGAGGAGCTGGCCCAGCTCGGCATTACCCGCGCTGAAGTAGAGGATGCCGTTCAAGAAGCGGTCGCAGCCATGGAATCCGAGCAAGCAGCCGAAGGCGAGCAAGCTAATGAAGGCGAACTAGTCGGAGCCACAGAGGGCGCAAATGGTGCCACGGCTGGCGCGGCTGGCGGAGCAGATACGTCCGCCCCTGCGACTTTCAAGGCGATCTCAGATCGCATTATCCGGCTTGAGAAGAAACTCGCAGCCAAAGAACTCGCCGAAAAAGAAGCGACCGAAGCCATCGAATTCAAATCAATCTCCGATAAGATCACCACGCTTGAGACGCAGCGCAACGAAGCCCTGACCAGCCTCGAAGTTATCAAGGCCGACAACGACGCCCTGCGTGTTGCGGTTAAGACAGGCACCCGTCCAGTTAAAGCCGGAGTCGATTTTGGCGTCCGGATGTTCGGAGCCAATGACGAAGGCGAGCTTCACGGATTTCAGGCCCGAGTAAAAGAACTGGTAGCTACGGGTAAAACCGAAGGCGAAGCAGTTAAATTAGCAGTCAAAGAAAACCCCGGCCAACACGCCGACTACGTGCGCAGTCTCTCACGCAAATAATTCCCTAATAAACACACCATGAACGTAAACAATGTTGTAAGCGCAGTCGGAGCGGCAGACCTGACAGGTAAAGAATACTACCAGGTTAAACTGACGACGACTGGTATTGATATCGCCGCTTCTGGCGACACCCCAATCGGAACTCTAGCTCGCGGTCAGACCAAGCGAGAAGATGGAGTATACGCCGGAGTCGCGGTAGCGGTTCAGCTCAAAGCTGCGTCGATTCACTTCGCGGTTCTTGGTGCCACCTCGGCAGCAATTGCGCGCGGTGCAGGCCTAATTTTAGACTCCGCTAACGCCGGAAAATTGGTTCCTTCAGAATCCAGTCCCATCGCTAGAGCGTGGGATGCAATCACGGGCGCCGACAGCGCGGTTGTTCAGATCATTTACTTGTAATCCAAATCTCCCCAGAATAATATGTATAATACTACAGACTCAGTTCCAAGAGCAGACATCAGCACCGTGCTGATGGAAGCCGTCGGCCAAGAGAAGCTGTTTATCGGACAGATGGTATACCCGACCTTTCCGAGTGCTCGCGAAGTCGGACGTTATCCGAAGTTCCGTATCGGCGCGGCAGAGCTCTTGAAGGGCAGCCCCGGATCCACCAAGCGTAATGAGACCGGCTCATACAATGAAACTGCTCGTAAATTCGAGTGGGATAGCTACCAGACCGAAGAGTTCGGCCTAGAAGAGCGCGTTGATGATGTTGTGGCCAAGCGCATGGAAAACTTTTTCGACGCAGAGGTTGTGACAGGCAAGTACCTGGCTAACCATCTGATGATCGACTACGAGCGCACAGTTGCCGCAGCAGCCTACGATTATACGACCTTCACCACGACTCACGCGACTGTTAAATACACGGATGCACTCTTCGCAACGATCGATGCCCTGCTTTATTTTAACGCGGCTATGGAGCGCATGACCTACCTTGGCGAACCGCCTAATACGATCATCATGTCCTTGCATTTGTTCAACCTGCTTCGCAGGTCACAGAAGCTACAGACCTACGTCTATGGCTTCCTGAACGTGACGCAGGGCGGCTCGCAGATCACCTCACAGATGCTGGCCAATGTGTTCGGCGTCGACCAGGTTTTGATTGCTAAGAAATCCTACGACTCAGCCCAGAAGGGCGTCACCCCATCAGTCACGGCAATCTGGCCCGACAGTTTCGTAGCGTTCGCCAGACTCGCCGGCGGAGACTTCATGAATGGTGGAGTTGGCCGGACGATCGTATGGGATGCGGATTCCCCGGGCGGCTTGTTCACCTCAGAATCCTATCGCAATGAACCCCGGCGCGGCAATATGCTGCGGGTTCGCAGCAACCGCGTCATCAAGACAGTGTCTCCTAACTGCGTGCAGTTGATCGACACTGGCGCGAGCGGATCATACATCACGTAATTTCCTCGCACACCTAAAGTAATGAAAAAGGCCCGCAGGTTAATTCCCGCGGGCCTTTTCATTCTCTGTCTATTATTCGCGAATATCGGACACGCCCAAACAGTCCACATAGATCGTTACGCAGGCAATCCTAACGACTGTGCTATTCTTGCCTCCGAGGTCGCATCCAGAATGTTACACGCCGGATGCTGGGCCAGGATCATAGAACTGCATTTTGTAACCGATAAAGGCTCCATAGATCATGCAATGGTTGCCTGGCAGCCCCCTGGATCCTCTCACATTGCCCTGTACGACAATCTATTGCTAGGCGGCTCCGTCCAGTTAGACGAAACCGAGCATGACGCCAATAAGATCGCGGTGGCCTTTATGATCAAGGCGCATGTGCTGATCCTGGGCGCTTCGTTCTGGGAATAGCCACCAACGCGTATTCCAAGATTCCCTCGCGGTTCCTACATTCGGGACCGCATACCCATGTAGTTATATCCGTCATCCAGCTATAATGCCACCACGGCGCCTTGCCAGACCCGCACGCGCATCTGCTTGGCCGTTCCTTATGTTTCATATTAATTAGGTCTCCTCTTATGTCCATCTAGTATATTTAACCACTTGTCCTGTTTCTTTCCAGGTTGTCTGGCTAATCGCAACCTCATGATCCCCATAATCAGCCCAGACCTGAATGCCCTGATCGCCGATCGCCGTTCTGGCGCCTACGTCCTGTTTGGCCTGCGATAGAAACTCATATCGCGCATCTGCTCCTTCGTCAGACAGGACGAAGAATATCGGATTATCCACGTGATGTCCCTCCAGCACTTTAATTAACCGATCCTCAAATTCAGTCGTCATCGTCCTCATCATCTAAATCGAATTCCTTTCTACATATCTCGCAATCATTGATATGAAAATCCTCCATACATATCGTGCAGAACGTGCCACACGGAGTAGAATAGTAAGGATCTTTGTCCGACACTAGCCGTCCGCATTCATTACATTCGTGTCTCATTCGTAAGCATGCTCCGGCGGAGCAGTCCTGTATTCTTCCCCGCATGGCTCCAGATTATGAAGCGTTATCTCATCCACATATTCCGATTCCCACCACGTTATCCTGCACATTACAGTTTCGGTAGCTTCGATTTCGTGATTGAGCTTATCGCAGTGCGGGCATATCCACTCATAGCCCGATGCTATTAAATCTACTGTATCCATTTTATTGTTCCGCCTCTTCCAATCTAGATAGCGCTATTCTGGCTATTTCCACTGCCTGTTGAAATCGCTCGCCAGGCCACGGCCATGTGTCTAGTGCCTCAATTTCTTTAAGGGCGTTAACACACGCGTTAAGTTGTACCCATAATCTATTTTCTATTTCCATAAGAAGGGATCGCGCGCAGAGTGATGAACGTCAAATAAGCGCCGGGGTCCTCACGGTATTCCCCGACTCTGCGCGCGATAAAATTAGTTTTTCCCTAGTAGGGCTATCCCTCTTGTCTTAGTTGCTTCATATCCCGCCACGGTTAATACGTCCAGGAACTCCCTTTTCCTTCTTGCGCCGAAACCGAACTCGCTGGATGCGAATTGCTTCAATGTTTCCCTTGTACCATGAGTATAATGATATGTCATAGCGCTGAACATATCAGCCTGTGTTTCGCCTTTGCAGCCAGGACTGGATTCGAACAGATTTACCAAACGATTGGTAATATTCCTCCCGCGCGTGGACAATTCATCCGAATCCGGATCAGCAATAAACCCACAGAATACCGCTTCGGCCTCAGACTTGTCCACCTTCTCAGTAGCTAACTGCGCGAACGCCTCGGCGAATTCTCGCTGCACTCCAACCGCCGCATCGATGATCCTGGAGATCTCCGGAAGCAGTAGAGACAGCCCGGGAGTATGCCTGTGGCTTTCTCCGAACCCCTGACCATTTGTAACCTTCATCAGGTTCATGCCGAACGTGTTATCACACACGGTATCGATATTGCTAGTGTTATACCAGAACTCGCACGACTTATCGAAACTGTTCCCGAAATTTAAGAACGACTCGAAATTGTGTCCCGCTGTATCATATCGGCCCAGCCCTTCTATATCTAAAGATACGAAGGTCCTGCCCCTGCTTCTGCAGCTCCCCACGCTAACTACCTTATGCTGCGTTCCCGATACCGCATTCTTGATCACCTCTAAGAACTTCTCGTTGGTTAGCGGAGAATAGCTGTCCGGGTTATACGGGCGGCCGAGTCGGATACTGCCATCATCGCTGCAGACTAGCTGTAGGTCGGGTATTCGTTCTTCCACCCTCCATCCTGTTTCTTCCCCTCCCGATATGATACCTAATGGCACGGGAACCGCATCCCATGTTCTTAGGACATTATCGTCAAGAGATAAATCTTCCTTGACTTGTGTTTTCTTGTGCCAGGCGACCCTAATGCCTTGCTGCACATCAATTTCTTCAATTCTGTCACTCATACTAATTCACCTTTCTTTAGCTTCATTAATTTCAAAACGGAGCCAGCCTGATCGCTCGCCCCCCTGCATATCCTTTCGTAAACTCTACTCCCACCGTTGCTGTTCCTTTCGGATCCCATAGCTCCCTGTATGTGAAAGCCATTGCGCGCCCCCTGATCTTAGTGAACGCGAAATGCGTCTTCACGGTCTCGGTCTCCCCGTTCGTAATCGCTGATACGTAATCCCCGTCTCTGTCCTGTAGTATATATCTATCACTGTCCTCCATTTATCCTTTCTTGTTAACTTGACATTCTGCTTCATTTGAGTGGCCGGCTATGCATTAGATGAATTCAATCAGGTGCTTCCGGATATGGAAGCAGCCTTTACCGAAGACTGGGTCTTTGGATCCAGCACCTTCCCTGCGATCGCAATCGAGCGATCTGTGGCAGGATCCAAGGTTATGAGCGGTGGCCAACTTAAAGATGTTCATACTGAAATATTTATACGCGAGGACGTTTATCAGTCCAGCGCCGTTAAAAAAGGTTCTATCATATCTGCCAGAGGATTGCAACTGGCAGTTTTGGAAATTAATCAGGACGGCGATGCATCCCGTATGTTGATGTGCGGACCAGCCGGAATCGATTTACTATGACCATGGAAGTTCACGTGCTAGATGCTGATACCGGGAAGATCGTAACGGTCTTTATGCCCGACGGCACCATCCTGGGGGATCCGACGGTAGTGTCTAAGGCCATACATATGCTAGCAATGTCCACTAGCCGATATCCCAATTTCTCGCTCACCTCGGCCAAGCCCCTGGATTGTCAGGGGATACCCAACAACGGGAAAGGCAAGACAGATGGAAATTAAACGAGCGGCAGAATTAGTCCTGTGTGATCTGCTGAACGAGATCATCTCGGATCTGATCTTCCTGCCCCATAAAGGCGGCGGGAACGATCCCACGCCGGTCTGGCAGGCCAACTTCGACTACGAACTAGGAGATATTCTTCGTCCGACGAACCTAGCCTTCCTGCACGCCGTAGTAATCAATGTTCCCGGGAACAGCGGAGTAACCCAACCAGCCTTCACGGACACCGTCGGAGAGACCTTTATCGGCCCTCCGAATTATCAGACGATTCAGCCCCTGGCTATAGCGCCCAAGCCTGCCGATTCCGGAAGCCCGATCCCGCCCTTCGCCACAATCCAAATAGAAGACGGCGAAAAGACCATACAATGGGAGGAGACTAGTTTCCTGAAAGGAAAGCTCAGGTGGATTACCAGGTCCGACTCCTCGAACGTGGTGACGCACTCCCTGAACTTCAAAAGGATCTACGACGCAATGTCCCAGATCGGCTATGGATATGACTTCATGCGGCGTATTAACGTCCACGGCGTAGACATATCCTCTACCTCGGACTACATAGATGAAGCCAGGCAGGCCCACGGGGATGTTATCCTGTTCACTATGGGCGTAAGCGAGCGATCCTTC